TTCTGCGAGAGAAACAAGTTTCTCCTTCTGAGAGAGACTTAAGCCCTCTGCAATCTCTGTCACAATCCCATTCTTAATATAGCCGCCAACTTGCTTAGACAAGCCAACGTTTTCTTCAATTGATTCGTTGAGTTTAGACTCCATACTATTGAGTTGCTCTTGTAGACCATCTACAAGGTCAACTTTCTCGTCGGGAAGATCAATATGATTCTCGACAAAAACTTGCTTAAGACCAACTAAAACTTGCTCACCCATCTCTGCCTTAATACCGCTTTCAATCTGGAGAGAATTCTTCTTCATCCAAGATTCAACAGCATAAGAAAGATAGTCATCTACCTTCTCGGCAAGCTCAGTTTTAACTGTCTCAATTTCTTTGTCTAGTGCCTTTGCATAGTCCTCATGCATACGCTCTAGTTCTTCGTTTAGCTTAGAAACTACTGCGGCTTCAAAGATAGTCTTTGCTTTCTCTTTGAATTCCTCACTTAGGTTCTCACCTTCAGTAAGTGCAGCAACGTCAGCAGATAGATCTACTTCAATGACGCTTTCTTCTTCAGCAGGGGTTTCAGCAATCACGTCGCCTTCGGGCTCGTGTCCTGCTTTTACATCACCTTTGTCACTAAAGGTCTGAGTAGATGCGGATGCATCACTAGGCTTAGTTGTAGGTGATTGGGCGTTTCCACCAGCGATAGTCTTATACTTGTTACTATCATCTGTTGGTTTGGAATTGAAAGGTGTAGGTCCACCTAAATCTTGTACTCCACCGAGACTACTACCGTCAGATCCTAGTTTACCTTGTGGATCTCCTGGCTTTGCTCCTGCGGTTACACTTGATTCATCCAGAGTTTTTGTATTCTCTTCTGACATTGTAGTCTCCGTTGCGACAAATTGCGATTGCTTTTATTATTTAGACAACCAGGTAATTACAATTGCTGTAAATACTGGTTAAATGCGGAGAGTTTTACCTCTTCCATCTGATTTAGTGCAGCATTTTTAATTCTTTTCTGAATTTGCTCCACTGTTTGCTCCTGAACAGCCCCATTATTACAGACCCATTCCTTTCCTTCCATGATTCCATTGACGAAAGCATCTGGTGCGGAAGGATCTGCCACTATATCAGCAGCAGTTGCGAGCATAAAGTCATCCATGACAACTTTAACACCATCTCTTTCTCTTATAGTACCAAGTCCACGGGATGAAACACCCAACTTGACACCCTCATCAATGAGATTCTTGGCAATGTTACCCATTGGTGTATCCAATAGTCTTGCCTTGCCCACATAGTTATTACCCTCTTGCTTAAGAGAAGTAATGAGATGTGACACTCTATCTAGGTTGATAGTAGGACCATCGGGATGACCCAACTCTCCTAGTGCACGTCCCTTCTCAATATACTTTGAGTTGTAACTTGCGGCTTCTCTTTGTAAGGTTGATAAAGGATACATCCGACCATTACGGTTCTTGATCTCCCCTTGTAAGAACACACCTTCGATAAAATGGTTTTTCTTACCATTCTTACCTTCAGTGATAGTTACCTTAGCGGTTTCAATCTCTTCCCTGATCAGTTTCATCTTTAGGTTCCTCGGTTTCGGTTTCAGCAGAAGCTTCGGGTGGTTCTGCGTCAACAGGTTGCTCGGTGTTTTCAGGACCGTCTTCCTGTGGTTTAAAAATGTGCTTACCTATCTCTTGCTTTTTAGCATCGATAGCTTCTACACTTTTCGCATTCATACCCTGTACAACATAATCGGACAGATCTTTCTGTCCTGCAAAAAGAGCATTTACAATATCTCTTGCGACATCAGTAGGCATAATGATTCATTAATTATAAAACTATTTAGATATCTCCTTTTTTGTAGTCCGCAGGACTAATACCTGCTTCCGCAGGATCAGGCTCTGGAGGCATCAAAGACATCTCCATCTGAGCAAGTTCTAGTTTCTGCATCTCTACAGGATCAACTAGTTTACCCTCTGCAATCTCAGTCTCCATCTGACTTCCTATCTCATTAAACTCTTCGTCTGTCTGACGTAATATCTGACGACGCATGTATTCAAGTGAGAAGTATTTACCAGAGAAAGGATCCATCTGAGCAACAAGAGCCATGCGCTCATTCATGATCTCTTGCTCTTTTAACTCAGCGAAGTAGTTATCAGCAACGAAATCATATTGAATATGCTCCTTTGCATCATCCCATTCCTCTAAAGTTAGGACACCCTTGAGTACCAATTGTGTCTTAAGAAGATCATTGAATAGATCAGAGAATCTCTTACGAAGTCTAGCGATAAACTTCTGGAACTTAACTTCATCACGTGTGATCTCAGCAGATCTACCAACGTTGAATGATGAATCTGATTCCAACCTTGACTCAGGTACGTTTAACGCACGGTAAAGTTTCTTCTGGAAGTACTTAATGTCTTCCAACTCACCAAGATTCTGTCCACCAGGTAGAGTAGATATCTCAGTACCTCTACCACCCTCACGTCTAGGAAGCCAGAAGTCTTCTAGCATAGACATGAATTTCTTATCGTCTCTTATCTCACCAGTGTCAGCGTTATATACTAACTTATTCCTATAGCGAGACATAACCTCTTTAAGGTATTGCTCTGCCTTCTGCTTAGGTAAGTTACCAACATCAATGTAGAATATTCTACGCTCTGGTGCACGAGACATGCGGTAAATAACCAGAGAATCTTCGATCATTCTCAACTGGTTAGTTGCCTTAATTGCTTTGTGTAAATGTGACAGCACATAGTTGCGCTGCATATCTAACTGTCCTGAGTGAGCAAAACAAATAGCATCATTTGCTATTTTAATTCCTCTATTCTCATACCCACGTAACCCCTTGGGTGAATAAATGTAATACTCTACACTCTTAGGGACTAATGTTTGTACTTCTGGATCAGCAGGTGATATTCTAGAGTCTGGCTTATCATATTCGATAACCTTTCTAATCTTTCTAGGATCAATATACCTTAACTCTGTCAATCCCTCTTGAGGATTTTCAGGGTCGATCATCTTATGATAAAAAAGTCTCCCGTCGATGTACCACCTACGGAAGATATCATATGCTTTACGATCAAAGTCTAATAAAGATAATACGTTATTAAATTCTTCTCTAATTCTTTTCTTTACACTCTCAGAAACCTTAAGGTTTGAGAGTTCTACATCTACAGGATGATCATCTAAGTCACCTGCTATTGCTTCAGCTGTTATATCACCAATCGCTTGATCCACTTCTGGATGCAAGGACATCTCACGATATCTACCAATAAGATCTACATCGCTGGATTTGTTAGCGGCATCACCAAGGTCAACGTATTGACCAAAGTAACCACCTGCCACAATGGGTTGGGCTGCATCATCCGAATCTTTCGTAACAAAAGAAGGGCCTACTCCTTTGAGACCCTTCTTCTTACGTTCAATCGAATAACCAAATAATTGTGACATTTAGTCGTCCTTCCTTTTCATTATAAAGTATTTAGCTTACTACTGAATCAACGATACTGCATTACCAGCGTTGTTGTCATTAGCGTATGTCCAGTACTGAACCTGGAACTCAACGGTGTACTCTTCTGGAGTATCGTTGCTGTCCCATGCTAGATCAATAGCGGAGATGGTTGAGGGCCAGATACCTACAAACTTGTAAGATCTAACTACACTACCTTGTCTATCGTATTGTCTTACCAAAGCATCAGATTGATACTCTGCAATAACACGGGGCTCTTGTAAATTCTGGTGAAGTGCCTGAATCTTTGTAGACCATTCTTCAAACTTGGAGCGAAGAGCGAATCCTTTGTCGTTAAGAACTGTAATAGTCCATGGCTCGAAGGTTCTATCTCCAGCAATCTTAAGTGTCCTACCACGGTAAGGTACTTCGATTACTCCAACTGTTGAAGCTGGTATGTTTGCTGCTTTCACTAGGAAAGTAGCTAGTGATCCTGAAGCAGCTCCAGATCCAGCACGGGATTGTCCCGCACTTTCTTCTCCACGCTGCTCTTGTGATCCTGGGGTTGCACCTGAGTTAGGTGTACCGTTGTCTACAATCTGAGGAAATCCCACTTCAACCTGAAACAGGTTAGGACGGGCTAAGTCACCTATTCTATTTCTAAAGTCTAGAATTGGTGCATTAATTTGTTTTCCTTCTGACTGACCAGGATATGTTTGGCTGTCGAATGCTGACATTTTATTGTCTCCTATTAGAGGTTGAGCACGATGATGTTATCTTAGCCGTGCCACGAGTTTACTTTATTACGAAACTAACTCAGAGAAGCTTGCGCCTGTTCTGGTTGCAGTGAAGGTCAATGTGATGAAGTTGATAGATCTTGTGGGTTTCACAAATATCTCTGCATAGAATTCACCACGGTCAATCGATTCAGCAGGGTTGTTTGTTCCGTCGCAGACTACGAGGAAGTCAACAATACCACGTCTTGATTGGACACTGCGTAGGTATGGCTCAACAATGTTCTTAAATTGCTGGCGAGTAAACTCGTCATTCAACTCAAATAGTTGGGTCTTAGCAGCCTCACTGATTGCTTCTTCCATGACTAGGAATAAACGTCTAACGTTAATTCTGTCAAAGGCAGAAACATAAGATAGAGCAGTCTTGTCTCCGAAGAGGATGATGCCCTGTCCAGGGAAGGCTACGATTGGGTTTACACGTGAAGCGTAAAGTGTGTCTCTGTGATCCTTAAGAGGTGAGTAAGCAAGTTTAATTGCGTTACGGAGTTGTCCTCTGTTGAAACCAGCAGGTGAATACCAAGGCTCTTGTTGAAGAGTTGTGCTTAGTACCAGTCCAGCAACGTCAGCATTACATGGAATGTAACGATACTTATCGCTGTACTTATCATATATGTATTTGTAGTTATTGTCAAATACAGCGTATGATGTGCTTGTTAATTGGTCGAAGTAATTAACAGTCCTTGCAACGATAGTTGAAGTCTTTGCCTGTCCAATTACATCACCACGGTAAGGTGAGACGAATGCAATACAATCCTTACGTGCAGCAGCAATAGAAATTACATGCTGTGCCTTAGCAATTGTATCATCGATACCACTCATGGATGGTCCCATAAGGAGGTAATCTATGTCTACGGTCTCAGCATCAGAGAAGAGATCGTATGCACCAAGTATGTCAGGACGTGCAATGGTATAACCATCTACACCACCCTGCAATGAGTAACGTAATGTTGCTCTATTCTTTGTGCCGAGTAGAGGTACCGCTAGTGGGTTAGTACCAGTTGGATCATCTAGGTTGTTAAGAGGAGCAGCTGCCTTGATAAGGTCAAACTCTCTGTTAACACCTGATACACCGATAACACCAGATGCAGTGACATTCTTGTCATAGATGTTAGCGGTCTCATGAGATCCCCAGTAGAGATACTCAGAATAATTTTTAATTACATCCTTGTAATAGATGTTATCACCTTGAGGTGACTTAGCATCGTTTGCTTTAGAAACATTAAGGTGCTTCTCAAGAACTGCTCCTGGAACTCCAGTGACCTTTCCATCACCATCAAGTACCAAGATGTGCATTAGGTCATTGTGACCGCCTCTCTCTGCAACCCATGCGGAAGTTGTAGGACGTGCAGCAACGTTGATCCACTTAGCATTCTCTCCGTATAGTCTTGACTCATAGTCAGACTCTACGTTAGCAATAGAAACTGAAGCAGCGTTTCCGTCTGTTACATTCTGGTTTGCTTGGAATTGAGGTGATCCTTGATTCAATGCAACACGTAATTCACGGTTGATTGCTTCGATCTCTCCAGTGTCACCAGTAGCAGAGCCAGGTGTATTAGAGTTGTTTGCTAACTCAGAGATAGTGTCTCCAACTTCAAGGAAGTCAGAAGATGTATCATCAATAGCAATCTCTACCTTACGATTAACTTCATCGTATGCAACAACTCTACCTGTAACACCACCACTAACAGCAGTGATATAG